TTATCTATGTAAGGATTACCCTGGACCATATCCTGGGACTGTTCCTGGGTCATGTAGACCAGGGGCAATTCAGGATGGCGCTCCTTGAGTCCCTTAAAACACTGGGTACTCATCAAAACGTCACCACCAGACGAGTGCTGGACAAAGAGGATAGCCTGCTCCTTCTCCTCTCCTACTGCTATGTACTCGGGGAAGCAGGCTTCCTTTAGAACCTCATTAATATCATCCACACCTTCCAACCACCTCCTTGCCTTACTCAACCCATTAGCAACCAATTCTCCTCTGTATTCCTCACTAGTCGCTACTTTGTACATGCCCCCTACAAGATCGTCAAAGTCGCAGTGGCGGGTTTCCACAAAAGAGCGACCAGACATCGTGAACACAGGGATATACCCCAACTCGTTGCACTTTACAGGATAGCCAGCACCATCCCTCAGCAGCTCCATCTGAGCCGTATTATATGCGGCAACGACAGGGGTTCCGCACAGCATTGATTCCAATATTGTCCAACTCAGCCCCTCATGGGTAGAAGTGTTCAGCAAACAATCTATTCCATTGTAAATGTCAATCATCCCCAGCCTGTCATAATAATGACCTTGCTTCTTAGTAATCACATCGCCAGCCTTAATTCCTCCATACTGAGCCGCATAATCCTGTGCAATCTGCTCTAGATTGAACACTCCCACTTCCATATTGGTATGTAGATAGAGAACGGCTTCAGGGCAATCTTTCTTTACCTCAAAGAAGGCTTTTATGGCACGTTGGGGGTCCTTTCTGAATTGATTAGCCCCAATAAATCCAAATATAAATCTATCCTTTCCTATCTGAGAGAAATACTTTCTCCTAGCTTGAGCCCTCTTCTCCTCATCGTAGACTGTAAACAGGTCGCTCTTGTAGAGGGGCGGGCGGAAATATCTAATTGCTGGAACCTGAGGCTTCAGCACATTATAACCAAATTCGGAGTAGACGTAGGGAAAGTCGAAGGCACTGAACCACATTGCCCAATCCTGCCGAACAGCAGGCAGATCATAGGGGAGGATGCAGACGGTCTTGAATTTGCGGGTTTGGCTCAACTTGTAGATATGCTCTAGCACCACAGCATATCTCCAAATATCCACCCCCACAATAACCAGCGCATCTAGATCCACATTGTACCTAACAAGATCCAAAAGATTCTTACAACCGAAGTCTTTGTCAGGATCTGAAGCGGTGACTACTTCATAGGTGGGTTCTTTGCCAAATATATCCGTGAAAACATTAGGGACTATAGAAGCAAAGCATACAGGGCGGTAAGTAGAGAGATCAAGCTGATCCAACAACGCGGCCATCATACCGCAGTTGCCAGTTGTACCTCTAGGGTGTTCCCCAACAAAGAGGACGTTCTTCATGGCTGTCTCCTTTCACGAGAGGGCCTGATTGTGCTATCTGTCTCGCCGGTCTTCCCTCAACTCGGCTACATCGACACCTTCAAACCTCCGACTCTTGACGGTTGTTACCATATACCATTCACCACTAACGGGTGTCCAACGATCTTTAACCTGAATCCCATAAGTTGAGGGAATATAAAGCTCGAACTTTTCTAGGCCCAGTTGACCTAACTCAATGTCCGCCTCAAGTGAATGTCCATACAAACTCTCAGCCTGTAAAGCCCTGACACTACTATCAATGACATGCCAGTTGAAGCTTTTCCTATAGTCATCATCCCAATCCTCGCCTGATGACCGCTCCAACTTTCCTGCTGTGACATTGCACTTGTATAGGACGCATTGGTGCTCGTAAGTCTCGTTCTCGAACATCTCGGGCGTTTTGTTCATCAATAGGAACTCACGCCCATCCTTCGTAAACTCGATCACATCACCCACCACGGCCTCACTGTCGTAGGGGAGTGATGCTTCTATGAAGTATTCTCGGATAAAGGGTTTAGTTACCTGGCGGTTTAGCTCAAAGTCCAGATAACCCGTTTCAATCTCTCCCGAAGAAGCAGGCCCTCGGCGGTTGACTGAATAAGCCGCGCCGACATCTCTATATGCTGCCTTAATATCATCGCCAAGCGCCATCAGTCAGTGTCCGAAGGTTTAATAGGCACAAGATTTGACTTCTGGTATGTTATGTCCTCACCTGTGTTCCTATCATAAGCGAACCCGGCTCCAATCTGATGACCAAAAGCCTGAACCGCGTCCACACCTGCAAACTGAAACATCTCCTCATTCTGTGCCTTCTCAAAAGCTTCATCCATTACCTTAATAAGCTTTCCGTAATGATCAAACCTCTGATTCAGACTGATCTGCTTGACCTTGAACTTATGGGCACTTTCAGTGTAGAGACTGAAGAACAGGTGGCGTTTGGTTCTATCTTTCAACCACTTGATCTTAAACGCCTCCGTAGTAGGTAGGCTGAAGCCTGTATCTCTCTCAGCGTCAGCCGTAGCCTCCTCATAGTCCTCAACGTCAAAGTTTGATGCCAGGGACTTGATCTCCTTCTCTACAGTATTTATCAAGTCTTCTCTGGTCATGCTTGCTCCTTAGTCCGAAGGCACATTGAGTTTCTTCTTTGGAGAGGCCTTAGACTTCTTAGAGGAAACTTTCTTCTTCGGAGGGGGCCTCTTCTTAGGAACAAGTTTAGCGGGAGGAGCTGTCTTCTCCATCTTCTCCAGAGTCTTGTCCAACTTCAGGGGTTCCTTCGCAGCAGGCTTCTCCTCTACAGGAGAAGGAACTTCCTTGACAACCAACTTGACAGGCTCCTCGATGATCTTCACTGTCCCTCGATTTAGCCGAATCTCCTCATGTATCTCACTTGGCAGCTGGTCACCGTCAAAGACGGTGCCAGCAGGCCAAGTTTCGTTGTTTCCTCTTAATGTAGTCAACAATTCGACCTTCATATCGATTGTACCTCCTTTAGAGTGGCTCCACTTCCACGATAATCGACGGATTGCTAATCTCAGTGGTGGGCGAAGCAGTACGGGTAAGCTCCATATTCCAGGAGATCAAATCCCCTACCGCAAACGTATTAGCGGATTGGTTCACTACAGCCTGAGTGATACCGGTATCACCCGTCTCCAGGGTGGTCTTCTGCATAGAAGCCTCCCCACTAACGTGGGCGATCTTAGGTTTCGTAGTTAAACAGGAAACCCCGTTAATCCGCACATCCGCCTCAACATAGAGACTATTCGTGTCATCCTTACCGCTTGCCAACACCGACAGGCCTACTCCTAGAATCTTACCGCCATACCGAGCAAGCCCTAAGGAAAGACTGTTTTTGCTGGCCGTGACTTCACCAGACACGCAGTCCATATTGGGCTGCATCTCAACAGCGGCAACCTGCCTATCAAATGATGGGCTAGGAAGTGGACCCCTATAATATCTTGGAGTGTTTGGCATGGGGCACCTCCTATGCTACGGTCAGGATGTAAACGCCGTCTTTCTGATACAACACTGGGAGACCCTTGTTCTGCACTCTGATCCACATACCTTCAGGATCCCACTCATTGTTGCTATCCACCTTTATACCCCTACTGCGGGTTAGACCGAAGGGAGCTTCCATGAACTCCGCGATCCTTGTCCCCTGCACATTGTCTGCAAACAAGACGAACTTGTTGGTGGGGAGGAACTTCTTGGTCATCGTCACGCAGTCCTCGCCAGACTTGAAACTGGCAGTGGGAGCAGTGGATACCGTGATCGTGCCAGCATCGACATCGACGGCGCTGATGGTCTCGTCTTCGTAGGTGTCAGCACTAATGTCGTGGAACCTTAGGGTACCGCCCACCTCGAAGTCCGTCGCATCGTCAACATAGACGGTCGTGGTAGAAGCACCTGTCACAGCAGCCGTCAGCCACGCTTTGAGCTGGTACTGCTCATCGTAGAGGATCATGTTGGGGATATTGAGCAAATTGCCCAATACTGCAACAGGCCGAGCGAACAAGTCACCATTGCCGAAGGCTGATTTCTTCAGCAGGGTCTGAATACCCGGGTCAAAGATGAGGTACTTGAGGACTTCAGTGGTGAACAGAGCGTAATTCAACTCCGCCCCTACACTGTTCTGCAACACCAACTTGGCGTCAAAGATGTCCTCTACCGCATTCCTGTTTGCTCCTGTGCTCCACAACCTCGATGCAGCCAGCGTAACTATCTGACTTGAGGGGATTCCGTAGTCCACAGACAACCTTATCCCTTTCATGTCAGTATAGCTGAAGCTGCCAGCGGTGATCATCTTGGAGAACATCCACTCTTTCCGACGATCACATCGATTCCTCATCATCTTCAGGTTGCGGGCCAGGATATTCTTTGCTGTCCAATAGGTCTGCGTGGTCCCTGGCTGGCGAAGATTGTTCAAGAATACTTCATCCAGATACATCTTCTCCTTCCAGAACGCAGCGGTGGCGGTATGTTGTGAAATACCGACTGGCTCCACCTGAGGTGCCTTAGCACCAGGAGCCACAAACGGGGTCATCCCCCTGGTCCCTGTCATACCCTCCCACTTGATTGTGTCTGACTCCGCTGGAATGGAGCCAAACAGTCCCGTGAGGACCAAACTGGGAGACATCATAAACATTTCAATCAGTTTCTGGAGCACGACTAATCTCAGCTCCGGAATATCACTAGCGCCTCTTGGCATCCTTACTCACCTCCCTTCGTTCTATTTCATAATCAGGAACTGACCATCGACACTGGCGCCGAGGTCGGTCCTGGCTTGAGCGATCATGTTGGTCAGCAAGCCATTGTACAACATGGCATTGCTGATGACCATGGGGGCCACAGCACCCTTGGCGTTCTCACCTGTTCCTGTATCCACAGTGTGCATCAGCACACCGACAGCAACACAGTAGGAGTTAGTGTTCACAGCACCAGCCTCCACATGGATACAAGCCATCTGAGCGACCGTGAACGAACCAGTAATAGCCGTGGTGAACGTGATCTTCGCCATGTGCAGATAGGTCGTGCGGTCGATTGCTGTGATGGCGCCCAAGTTCTCTGAACTCGCAGCGTAGGTTACATTGTCGAGCAAGATAATGTCGTCCCCGACAGCAAACTTGTAGCTGTCCTCCATCGTCACATAGACTACGGACTCGGTGGCGACAGGATCGGTGACACAGAACGCAGCGGCAAGTTGATGATTCGGATTGGCTCCATCTGGAAGATTCGCAGCAATGCCGGGCATGTAGGGCACATACTTGTTCTTGTTCCCT